TCTTTGTCCTTCGTTCAGTGCAACTGTTTGGAATTCACCTGTTGCTGCATCAATATAACCTACTGATGTAGCGTTGCTAATTCCACCACGTCTTGTTCCTGCTGGAGCAAACCATGGAAACGATACTTGGTCGCTTAGTGCTATAGTTCTCATCATCATGTGTGATGCTGGAACAACAGCGTTTGCGCCACCTAAGTCAGTTGTAAATCCATTTGGATAAAACGCACCTAAGTATTCATCGTATGTTACAAGTCCGTTATCGTTGTTGTCAACTACCAATGCACTGTTTGAACCATATGCTAACAATGAAGTTGCATCACTTGCTAATCTTAAAGGTGTATCACCAATAACAAATGCTGTTAAGCCTCTGTCAATGTTTAAGTTAACAAGGTTGCTCATTGTTTCTGTGTATCCAGGACATGAAATTAAGTTAAAGTTTCTTGTTTCTTCATCTCTAATTTCTGAACTTGTGTCAATTGCTGATTTAAGTGCCTGTGTTACTACCATACGCTGTGCATGTCTACCAAATGATCCGCTACCATCTTCTTGGTTGCCTGATTGTGTAGACCATCTGTCTGTAGCATAACTTGTCATCGCTTCGTCTCCAAAGCGTGTGTTATCAGCTGTTAAATCAATATAGTTGTTGTTGTACTTTTTAACGTTACCGCCACTTCTACGTAAGTTCCATAGCAACATACCTTTTGGATATAGTGCAGGATCTGGAGCATCTGGATCTAAGTAGTCGTTAGTTAGTAAGTCTTTAATAGTTGCTGCTGTATTACCAGTAGCACCTGATAGACCATAACGTGCATCTGCAAATAATACACCGTCTTCTGAAGTTTGATCTGTTTTATCAACAAGTACCCATGCTAGGTTACTACCGTCCCATCTGTAAATTGTTGGGAAGTCTTCTAAACTTGCAGTTGAAATCCAAAGGTCTCCATCTACTAGTGCAGTACCATCGCTTTGTCCTGTTGTTGCACTTGGCTCAGTTGCTGAAACAATTGGGCCTAATGGTGAACAGTTAGCGTATCCTGAACTGTAATTATGGTAACCTTTCCAAGTAGTACCATTATGAATCATAATGTCAACTTCACTAAACTCTGGATTGTACCAAAGTTGTCCATCTGCTGGTTCAGCTAATGGAGCATTGCTTGAAGCTGCAAAATCGTCTGCTGCTAAAGGCTTCCAGTTAGATACAACATAGTTTTCACTAGCGCCTGTTGCCGCTGCATAAAAGTTTGCTGTTCCTAACCCTGTGTTAAGACTGTAAACAGTGTAAGCACTTCCTATTGGAGTATTAGTTCCATCAGTAATTCTAAAATCTCCGCCTAACTTGTGGAAAATTTCTACTGCATTTGTGCTTGTTACTGCTGCTTCGATATTAGTAAAACCTGCACTGTTAATAGCACCTGCCATTAAGCCTGCGTCATTAGCATTACCTGCTGCTGTAAAGCTCACGCTTACTCCAGCGTTTAACGCTCCTGATGTTTTAATACCTTCTGCAATTGTAAATGTGTTTGCGCCTACTGTAAATGTACTTGCGTCTACTACTGCTGAAGTAATTTTAGTAACTCCTGTTGCAGCTCTTCTAAACACTCTAAACGAAGCAGTCATAGGTGTTGTATCGTAACCACTATTTTCTTCTGCGTTAGTTTGTACATAAATGCTATCAGTTGGAATGTTAACTCCGCCACCTGCTTTATCTAATGCATAAATTGCAGATGAGTTGTTAGCATACAATGGTGCAGTATATGCTACCCATGAAAGAGTCGCTGCTGACCATTTACTTGCTCTCCAACGTGCGCCGTTGTTTGGCTCAGTTGTTTTAATCCAAACACTTCCTGTTGGACGTGGTGTTGTGTCACCAGTTTTAAATTCTGGAACATTAGTATGTGCATCAATGTGTAATTCTGGACCATAGTATGTTCCTTTTGCAATACCTAAGTCTGCAAAAGTAATAGTTGGACTACTTATACCATCATCAATAATAATAGCGTTTGACTTGGATGAATCACCTACACCGTCTAAACTACCATCTGAATAAAGATAAAGTCTTCCGCTTACGTTTCTTGCAACAATACCTTGTGTTTCTGTAATAGTACCGTTAATAGATGTTACCAAGTCATCTAATGTGCCTGATACTACAAAGTTTGTTCCGTTAACACTGAAGTTTCCTGAAGTTGCTGAAAAAGTATCGCCAACAATTGTTGGATGGCTAGCTGACCAATCGTTGCTTCCTACTTTAACCCAAACTCCTTGTGTAACAGTTGAACCGTTACCTGAGGACTTGTACCACATAGTTGCATTTTCTTTACTTGCAGTAAACGTTCCGCTACCGTCAACAGTTTCAAATACTACTGCGTAATCGCCAATAGCACCAACTGATGTTTTAGGTGCGCCGTTATCAATTTTTGATGCGTCATCGTCTGTTAATACAATAGGTGTTTTAGCAGCAAATTTTTGACCACCTGTTGTGGTTACTGCTGCACCATTCCACTCTTGGATACCAAAAGTAGTTGAGCCGCTGTTGATCCACCACTTTCCGTCTGCTGGATTCGCTCCCGGAGCAGCTGATGAACCTTCTAGTTCGTCTAAGTCAACATCTGCACGTACAATGAAAGCTGAGTTTGAAACGCCTAATAATGAATATGCTGAAAGCAATCCATATTCGTTTAATTCGCTTCCGTGTATTGGAGTGTTGCTCGCTGTCTTTTTGAATGTTGGTACACCAAAAAGATCTACTAATTCTTTCTGTGAGGTAACTTTATACGCCTTACCTGCGTTAGCTTTTAGCGTTCCAGCTGCTGTAGCCGTTCCCGCTGCGTTTAATTTATCTTGCGATGAAGCAATAACAATTAGAGGAGTTGTACCAGGCTCTGCTGGGGTATAAAACGACTCGTCTATTACTGTTACTTCTACGCCTGGTGATGTTAATGCCATCTTTTTATCTCCTGGTAATATTTTCGTATCAGTCTATTACGTAAACTTGTTGCAATTGTATTTAGCACTTTATATAAAATTAGCCTGGTTTAACCAGTATTAAAAGGGGTCGAAAAGGTGTAAATACATGTATGAGACCTCTTTGTAAGTGCGGATTACGGCCACGTGCTGTTAACTATAAGAAAGGTAAGCGTACATACTACAGAAGCCTATGTGAAGTATGTAATAATCATGGGCAGTACACAGGCGTACCTAGATGGGCTCGTGCGGGCTACAAACAAAAAACATCATGTGACAAATGCGGATTTAAATCACCGCATCCAGAAGTATTTAGAGTATTACATTTAGACGGAAATTTAGATAATTGTAGACATAGCAATTTAAAAACTGTTTGTGCTAATTGTATATCTGTACTATCTAAAGAAGGTATTAAGTGGAAACAGGGAGACTTAACTGCTGATTACTAGCGACTTAACTTCGCTATATAAGTCATCAATGTTCATATCATTATGAATAGTATGATCAAATTTAGTACCAACCCAAGCCCATTCTGAAGCATGTATGTTCTGTATCTTTAGCTCATTAATTGCTACATTACTACCTGCGTTTGCATCAAGTGCTACATCATACCACTTAGGTAAACGTCCACGTTGTACCCAAATCATCTTGCCTTGTTGATTCTTAATTGCTTTTACTTCATTAGGAAAACGTACATCACTTACGATAATATCGTCTTTAGAATTACGTATTTTGTTCTCTAAACTAGCGATCCATATATCGTCATGGAAACTTTTACGGCAAACTTCAGTACCCCAATATTGTAGTACCCATCTTGGTGTTAGTGTTGGCATTCCAAGTCTTTCTGCCCACCAATGATCTACTTCTTCACGCCATTCACGTGCTTCTTTTGTTCTGCCTTCAAGTAAAGTTCTGTCCCAACCAAATACTGCTGCGACTGCATCTTTCAATGTGTCAGCAAAACTTTCTCTTCTAAATTCATGGAAGTTAACAAGATAATCAGCAACAGTGTCTTTGCCGCTACCAATAAAACCACATACACCAATAATCACAAATAATTCTCCTAGTTAATATACTGTATAGTATACTAGGATTAATTTACAATGTCAAGTACTTTATTTGAATTTATTAAGTCTTCTTACCAAACGAGTTGCTGTATTAATATTTTTGGTACGTGATTGACGTCTAGCCTGTTGAGGGCCAGTTCTAGCACGAGTAGTTTTCATACGTTGTGCTTGTGCAATGTTAGGATGATCCCAACATTTGGACGGGTGTGATACTTGTCTACTTTTGCGTGGACCTGATGGACAACGAAACTTCATTTTAACTGTTCCGCCTCTTGCAGTGGACTTGCCTCTGCCCCAAACCATACCGTCGTATAGTTCTTCGCCTTCCCACATAAACTCGTCTGCTTTCATTATCCTATAATCCAACTATATCCACTACCACCTGGAACCTGTGTTGTAAGTTCCATTGTTAGTCTTTCTAAATCTGCTGTGCCTTCTGCTTTTAATGAAGGTCCGTTTAGAGCTGTACCACCTTGTGGGCCTGCAATACTTGCAAATTTTTCTCTTGCTTGTCCTAGCATAACTTTACAGTTAGCAAGTGTATAATCTTTAATCCACTGTCCTGCATATACATCTTGTAAAATTGTATAGTCAGGCTTTTCATTGTATGCCCAAAGAAGTACTTGTTCTTCACCTCTTGGACGTTGCATAATAATTAATTTTTTACTTTGAGGATTCCAAGTAAAGTTGATAAACGAACCAAACATCTTTCCAACAAGTTCTTGATACTGTGCAAATAGTTCGTACGTTGCAAGTCCGCCCATGTTAGTTGAGCTTAACAAATATGTATTAGTGTATGCTAAGTTGAAAGGTTCAAACACTGTACCACCTGTACCGTTACCTGTTCTACTACCTACACTTCTTCTGTATATTTGTCTTACTTGCTGTATCTCATGTGGTAAGATATAGTCGTTTTTGTCTTTTTCTAAAGTAAGTGTTATATAACTTTCTTCAACTGCGTTATCGCTACGTTGTCTAAAAACACCCATAGCACGTTTTAAACCTGTTTCGTAATGAATAGGATCTAGTTCTACATCGATCATTCCGTCGCCTAGCATTGCTTTGCAATAGTCGAATACTTCTTGTTTTGATGTTTCTATCTGGCTCATATAAGTATTTATGCCTTTCGCTACTTTAGGTAAATAGTTATACAATGCCAAGACTCAGTTTATACAGACCCGAAAAAGGGAACGATTACAAATTCCAGGACAAAACCGTCTGGGAGATGTTTCAAGTTGGCGGTACTGATGTGCTTGTACACAAGTATGTAGGCCCCGGAAATTCACAAGAAAAAACAGCAACTACACCAACATATAGCACAGATGATCCTACAAATATTCAGGATATGCTGTTCTTAGAAAACAGAGATCGCAAATATGATCCAGATGTGTATAGATTACGTGGTGTATATAATGTACAAGACATTGACTTTAACCTAAGTCAATTTGGTTTATTCCTACAAAATGATACAGTGTTTATTACATTTCATATTAATGATACTGTTGAAAAATTAGGCAGAAAAATCATGTCAGGCGATGTTATTGAATTGCCTCACTTAGATGATGAACATGCTCTTAATGATTTAAATTATGCACTAAAACGTTTTTATGTAATTGAAGATGTTAATCGTGCAGCAGAAGGATTTTCAAATACATGGTATCCACACTTGTATAGAGCAAAGTGTAAACCATTAGTAGATTCACAAGAATTCAAACAGATTTTAGATGGCATTGCAGATAAAGATTCATTAAAAGGTACGTGGAACGCAGAGTCAACTTA